CGGGGAACAAGACGAAGCGGAGTATCAAGAGATGGAGTATTGTCCTTCTTTGTAAATTACGACCGGTTCGGGCTGCGGACCGGCAAAACTGAAGAGGCTATGGATAATATTACAGTAAAATGAAGGAGTATGGTTATGGCAGGAAAAACGAGTAAACAGGCGGAGCCGGGAGCGGCTGTTCGCTATACAAAGGAGCAGTTGGCCAATTCTAAACGGTATCGTGGAAAAAAGGATATGATCAATGCCCTTTTAAAATCCGGAAAGGCCTATACGATGGCAGAGGCGGACGAGCTGCTTGAAAAGTTCATGAAAGGAAAGGTGAGTGTATGTTAGGCGGAGGAAATTTTACAGCTCAAAATAAGGTTCTCCCAGGTGCCTATATCAATTTTGTCAATGCTGCTTCTGCAGGGGCGTCTATGGGAGAACGAGGAGTTGCAGCTATTCCCATGGTACTTGACTGGGGACCGGAAAAGAAAGTGTTTGAAGTAACGGCAGAGGATTTTCAAGGAAAGAGCCGGGAGATCTTCGGATACTCTTATGATGATGCAGCAATGATCCCGGTCAGAGAGCTGTTTAAAAATCTGACCAAGGGAATATTTTATCGTCTTAATGTCGGTGTAAAGGCAGAAAATGATTATGGTACCTCTGTTTACGGCGGTGTCCGGGGGAACAGTTTGAAAACTGTGATATCCAAGAACATTGATGATGAAACTAAATTTGATGTTAAAACCCTGTTTGCAGGGATAGAAGTAGACGTCCAGACTGTGGCCGGCGCTAGTGGCTTGAAGGATAACGCCTACATAACTTTTAAGAAAACTGCCACCCTTGCAGAGACGGCTGGTATGCCATTTACTGGAGGGACTAGCGGAGAAGCAGTAACCGGTGAGGAATATGCAGTTTTTCTTGCCAAAATGGAGAATTATTCTTTCCAGGTCCTCTGTTGTCCATCGGTTGATGAGAAAGTAAAGGCGCTCTTTGCAGCATTCACAAAGCGGATGAGAGACGAGAATGGGGTTAAGTTTCAGACCGTTTTATATCGGTACACAAAAGCCGATTATGAGGGAGTCATTTCCGTGGAGAACGAAGCGGAGGAGCTGGAGTCGGGATTGGTTTACTGGACTGCCGGGGCGGAGGCCTCTTGCGCTATCAACAAGACCACGGAGAATAAGACTTATGACGGAGAATATTCTGTCAAGGCTGATTACACTCAGATTCAGCTCAAAGAGGGGATTCAGGCAGGAAGATTTTTATTCCATAAGGTCGGGAGTGAAATCCGGGTGCTGATGGATATCAATACCCTTGTGACCTACACAGAAGAGAAAGGCGAGGATTTTTCCAGCAATCAGACAATCCGGGTTCTGGATCAGATCGGAAACGATATAGCCTCCCTGTTCAATACCCGTTATCTTGGAACGATTCCTAATGACGCCGCAGGACGGGTAAGTCTCTGGAATGATATCGTTACATATGGAAAACAGCTTACCACGCTCCGAGCCATTGAAGCGGTGAAAGCGGATGCAATCACGGTTGATAAGGGCTCCAGTAAACGGTCTGTTGTGGTGAATTTCCCGGTAGAACCGATTAACTGTATGAGTCAATTGTATATGACCGTAGTGGTTTCGTAGGAAGGAGTGAAGGATTATGAACCAGAACACTATGAATGCCTGGGACGCCATCAGTGCCGCTCAGGCAGAATGTTATGTCACGATCGGTAATAACCGTTACAATTTTATGCAGGCTCTTAACCTGGAGGCAAAGATCGAAAAGACAAAAACAGAAGTCCCTATTTTAGGACGAACCATGAAGGGAAATAAAACTGTTGGCTCTAAGGGAAGTGGCTCCGCAACATTTCATTATAATACCAGCATATTCAGGGAACTTTTATATCAATTCCAGGAAACCGGCAAGGATATATATTTTGATATCCAGATAACCAATGAAGACCCAACTTCTAGCGTAGGACGTCAGACTGTCATTTTAAAAGACTGTAATCTTGATGGTGGAACCATTGCTAAGTTCGATGCAGATGCGGATTATCTGGAAGATGAATTTGATTTCACTTTTGAAAGCTGGGAAATGCCGGAGAAGTTTAGTAAGCTAGCAGGAATGCAGTAGAAGAAAGAGAGGATAAGAATTATGGGAGATTTAAGTTGTTTTTTAAGCCAGAATGCTGTGACCGTGGAGAATGTGAAGTATGCAGCGTCTAAGAGATTTATGGATAAAGATAAGAAGCCGGTGGAATGGGAAGTCAAGTGCATCACTTCGGAGCAGGATGAACTGATTAAAAAGGAATGCACAAAGCGGAAGCCGATCCCTGGAAAAAAAGGAGCCTACATGCCGGAAACAGACTATGATCAGTATGTTGGCAGACTGGCTGTGGCTTGTACGGTGTTTCCGGATCTTAATAACAAGGAGCTTCAGGATTCCTATCAGGTAATGGGAGCAGAGGCCTTGCTTAAAAAGATGCTTACACCGGGAGAGTATCGGGAGTATTTATCTAAGGTACAGGAAGTGAACGGCTTTGATATTGCACTGGAAGATCTGGTGGAAGAAGCAAAAAACTAATGGAAGGAGGCGATTTGGAAGCAAACATCGCTTACTATTGCCTCCACAAGCTTCACAAGTGGCCCCATGAGTACTTGGGGCTTCCTCGTTATGAGAAAGCTGTTGTCATTGCAGCGGTCGAGATGAAGATTAAAAACGACAAGAAGGATGCCGCCAGGGCCAGAAGGAAAAGGGGGTAGGAAGAAGTGGCAGGATTACAAACTTCAATTCAACTGCAGGATCGAATGTCAGGGATATTAAACAACATCACACAATCAATGTCTATTATGCTCTCTACCTTTGAGCAGGCACAGGCGGCGTCTGATGCAGGACTAAATGCTGCTTCCATAGATGCGGCAAGGCAGGGAATCGCAGAAGCATCGGCTGAAATGGCCAGGTATCGGGAAGAGGTGGAAAGAGTCGCAACCACTCCGCCTCCCGCCCCTCCAGAACCAGCTTGGAATAGCACAGCAGCATTAGGCGTTTTCATGAACTCTGGTGCCGATCGTTTTCAGGCGGAGTACCAAGCAGCCGATCAGATGGCAAGGCAGCTATATGAAAGCCAGAAGGCCATATCTGACCAGGCCAGAAACATGAGAGTGACGCCGCCCGGAATGCTAAATGATATGGCAGCAACTGAAAATCGGATGCAGGCATTGTCACAGAGGATTCAGCAGATTAATAGCATACCAGTAAATTTGAGGACGGATCAGACCAATAATGAATTGGAATCCCTTCGAGGGAAACTTAGCCAGGCGGTATCTGTTCAGGAAACACTGAATCAGGCCATGGGGCGGATGGATATCAGTGCAGCCAATGCAGCCTATCAGCAGCTTAATTCCGTGATGGATTCTGTTGAGAGGAATATCCGTGATAATTTAAACGCACAAAACCAGTTTAATAACTCTATCAGAGATGGAACCGGTGCAGCTTCTGGGTTATGGTCGAAGTTAAAAGGAGTAGCTGCTGGTGCAGGAATTGCTTTCAGTGCGCAGAAGGTTATAGCTTTGTCTGACAGCGTAACTCAAACAACCGCTAGGCTGAATTTAATGAATGATGGCCTTCAAAGCACGGAGCAGCTAAATCAGATGATATTTGCTTCAGCGCAGAGGGCAAGGGCCCCCTATATGGATACAGCCAGTTCCATTGCCAAGATGGGATTAAATGCGGGAAATGCTTTTAATAGCAACAAAGAATTGATTGCATTCATGGAGCAGGTAAACAAGCAGTTTGTAATTGGTGGAGCAACCGCACAGGAGCAATCCAATGCCATGGTACAGTTATCTCAGGCAATGGCCGCCGGCGCTCTGAGAGGCGAGGAGTTAAATTCGATCCTTGATGCCGCTCCAGGAATCGCCAGGACCATAGAAAAGAATATGGGCTGGGCAGAAGGTTCTATTAAAAAGTATGCTGAAAAAGGCGCGGTCTCAGCGCAGGTTGTAAAGGCATCGCTTCTTAATATGGCAGATGAAACGAATGCAAAATTCAATTCTATGCCGATGACATTTAGCCAAGTAATGACGAGCATTCAAACCACGCTGCTGCAAACATTTTACCCTGTGATACAGGCGATAGGGCAGGGCGCCACTTTTATTAACAATAATTGGTCTACTATTGCGCCCATCTTTTATGGTCTTGCCACGGGTATACTTGTAGCAGCGGCAGCGTGGGGAGTGTACAAAGCTGTCACTTGGTTATCGGTAGCTGCAAACCAAGCGTTACTAGCCAGTATGCTTTCAAATCCTTTTTTATGGATTGCTATTGTAATTGGTATTATCGTGGCGGCCATTTACAGATGGGTGCAATCCGTAGGTGGTATCAGAGTTGCGTGGTTAATCTGTGTAAATGCTGTGTTAACCCAGGCGGATAAGTTAAAATTAGGTTTTATGATGGCATGGATGAATATCCAAAATGGTATTGACAATATGCTTTATGGCTTTGAAGCGTTTAATGTAGGAGTTCAAAACGCTATTGGTAATATGAAAATAAAGGTGCTAAATACATTACAATCATTGGTAAATGGTGCTATTGATCGAATTAATAAATTAATAAATGTTGCCAATAGTGTAGGAGGCCTATCGATTCAATTAATTGATCATGTGGAATTTGCGGCCGATGCTGCAATAGAAGAGCAGATAAAACAAAGGCAAAGAGCTGCAGATTTGGCGGCTCAAAAGGATGCAAATGCGGCGGCAAAAGCTGGCCGGAAGAATGATTATGATAGAGCGGTAAGGGCGGCCGATGATGTAAGGATGCAAAGACAAGCAGGAATTGAGGGGGCTAAGGCCGATGCTGCTAGACGTGCGGCAGAAGATGACGGTGTTACCGGGGCAATTGCCGGAAACACAGGAAAGACTGCCGGCAACACGGCACGCATGGCGGATACTATGGACGCATTGGATGAAGAGATTAAATATATGCGTGATGCGGCAGAGCAGGAGGTTGTTAACCGGTTTACTCTGGCAGAGCTTAAGATTGACCTTACCAATAACAATACCTTAAAAACAGAGACTGACTTTGATCGGATGAATGGTATGTTAAATGACCTAACGGATGAGATTCTATCGACAGCAGCAGAGGGAGGACATTTATAATGGCTTATGAAGTTTATATTGATGATATGCTCCTCCCACTGCCTCCAGAGAAGATTCCTATTAAATATACTGGCCAGAATAAAACTGCCACCCTGATCAATGGGGAAGAGATAAATATGATTAGGCCCCCTGGACTTGCAGAGATTAGCCTTGATGTGGTGATCCCTCAGACGGACTATCCTTTTGCGATATGGGATGGAAGCTTTGAAAATGCAGAAGATTTTTTGGAGAGATTGAAAGAACTTAAAGAAGATGGGACTTCCTTTGAATTTATCGTAATCCGGGACGGGCCGGGGAACAACAGTTTTTTTGATACTAACATGGATGTAACTTTGGAAGATTACAAGGTATCTGATGATGTAAAGGAAGGATTAGACCTCATTGTTTCTCTTTCCATGAAAGAGTATAAAAGCTATGGAACTAAAATCATGAACTTTGTGATCGTAGAAGAGCAGGCGGTCCCAACAACCTCAGTACCTGAACCGGAACGTCAGGGGACACCGCCTGTATCAAAAACCTACACGGTTGTAAAAGGCGATAGTCTCTGGGCCATTGCAAAAAAACAGCTGGGAAATGGAAGTCGGTGGCAGGAGATATACAATCTTAATAAAGATAAAATCAGAAGTCCCAATCTGATATATCCCGATCAGGTGCTTACTATGCCATAGGAGGTAGAAGATGGAAACACATTTATATATCCAGAATGGTCAGACCGTATATGAGCCGGTAATACAGGGAAGTATCACTTGGGAGACGCAACGCAAAGGCCGGCCTGGGAAATGCACTTTCACAATTATGCCAGATAATACACTTAAGATTGAGGAAGGGAATGCAATACGTTTTGAAGTAAATGGGAAGACTGTGTTTTTCGGTTTCATTTTTGAACGAAGCTGGAATTGTTACGGACAAATGCAAGTTACAGCTTATGATCAGCTTCGGTATTTAATGAACACAAACAGTTATAATTATTTCAATCTGTCAACCGGGGAAGTGATTATGATGATCGCCTGGGATTATAACCTGCGTACCGGCTCCCTTGCTGATACCGGATATAAGCTGTCCAGGAACAGGCAGGACAAAACTCTGTTTGATATTATTTTGGATTCTTCAGACTTAACTTTGATCCATACCGGAAAGATGTATGTATTGTATGACGATGCCGGGAAGCTGGTACTGAACGACGTGGAGAATATGAAGCTAAATATCATGATTGATAGCAGCACAGCCCAGGACTATGATTATAAAATCAGTATTGACAGCGATACCTATAACCAGATCAAGGTCTATTATGACAACAACAAAACAAAGAAACGTGATATCTACATGACAAAAGATACTGGAACAATCAATAAATGGGGAATCCTTCAAAAGGATGTATCTATTGAGAAAGGCGTGAACGGTCAGGCAGTGGCTGAGAGGTATTTAAGCCTTTATAACCGTCCTTCAAGGAGCTTAAGTATTAAAAAAGCGTTTGGGGATATTAGGGTAAGAGCCGGCTGCCTGATTCCGGTATTTTTAGATATAAAAGAAATGGAACTGAAAAACTATTTGTTGGTAGAATCCGTAACTCATAAGATTGATGAGGGGATTCATACCATGGATTTAACGCTGAGAGGAGTTGGGATAAATGGCTGATGCAGCTTGGGTAGAGAATATGAAAAGGATCGTCCTAAAAGCCATGGAGGAAGGGGATCCCTGTGACATTATTCCGGGCACTGTAACGAAGGTTTCTCCCTTATCAGTGCAGATAGATCAGAAGACTATCCTTTCCGGCGATCAGATTCTCGTACCAGAGCATTTAACGGATCATGCGGAGCAGATGGCCATTCCAGGAATAGGAGAAGTTTCAGTCACGGTGAAAGGCGGCTTGCAGTCTGGCCAAAGAGTTCTTATGTTGCAAAAGCGAGGCGGACAGCAGTATGCAGTTATCGACCGGTGGTAGAAAGGAGTGTGCGACATGCTCCCTGAATCAGGAAGTATTCTAAAACAGGATTTTGAAATCGTCCAGCAACCGTCTAAAACCTTCAAGGTTGATATAGGGAATCAGCGAATTACTGAAATGGTAGATGGTTTGGAAGCAATCCGGCAGGCTGTGTATTTTGCGCTTCATACAGAGCGTTTTGAATGGCTGATCTATAGTTGGAATTACGGAGTGGAGTTGGATCGGTTATTTGGCCAGTCCATGGGGCTTGTGAAGTCTAAATTGAAAAAGCGGATAAAGGAAGCATTGATGCAGGATGACAGGATCCTAAGCGTTGATGCTTTTTCTTTTGAAGTAACCGGCCGGAAGCTCCTTGCGAAGTTCACGATACATACTTCCATAGGAGATATCAACGCTGAGAAAGAGGTGAGTGTTTAGATATGTATGAGGACGTAACCTATGAAGTTATTTTAAAGAGGCTACTTAACCGGGTACCAGCCGAACTTGATAGAAGGGAAGGTTCCATTATCTATACGGCCATTGCCCCGGCTGCGGCGGAGCTTGCCATCATGTATATTGAATTGGATACGGTATTGAAGGAAGCTTATGCGGATACTGCAGACCGTGAATACCTGATCCGTCTGGGGAAAGAGAGGAAGATCTATCCGAAAGCGGCTACTTATGCAGAATTAAAAGGTGAGTTTAATATGGATATTCCCATAGGCAGTCGATTTTCTCTGGATATGCTCAACTATACAGTACTGGAGAAACTAGGAGAAGGCATATACAGATTACAATGCGAAGTTGCGGGTACAGGCCCAAATAGTAAGTTGGGATCTCTTGTGCCTGTTGACTATATTAATGGATTGACTAGAGCGGAATTGACAGAACTGTTATCACCAGGAGAGGCGGAAGAAACGGACAAGAGTTTGAGAGAACGTGTCCTTACAAAACTGCAAAAGCCATCTACAGGAGGGAATCGGTATGATTATTATAACTGGGCCATGGAATGCAAAGGAGTAGGAGCTGCAAAGGTATTCCCTCTCGCTGATGGTCCTGGTACCGTTAAGGTAGTAATTGCAGACTCCAACCGGGCTGCAGCCAGTACTGATCTGGTAAGCTTGGTTTCAGCTCACATTGAAGGGGCTCGCCCGATCGGGGCCAATGTGTCAGTAGTATCTGCGCAGGAAAAAGAAATTAACGTATCAGCAGGAATTAAGCTTAAGAATGGACTGAACCTTGGGACGGTCCAAAATCTATTTGAAGAAGCTCTTGCGGATTATCTGCGAGAGAATGCTTTTGATGTGGCTTACATCAGTTTGGCTAAAGTTGGAAATCTCCTGCTTAATACGGCAGGAGTGGAGGATTTTACGAATCTGTTGATTAACGGAGTGACCGGAAACCAGGGGCTGCAGGACGTGGAGATCGCCGTACCTGGCACTATTACCTTGGAGGTGATATAGGTGGAGATCTGTAGATTTTATGAAAAGTTAAACAAAATAGACGGCAACATCTATGTGGTGGAGGAACGGGTGGAGCTGACAGGAGGCGTGTATGATGCCCCACTGCAGCACGATAACATCAATACCTCCACCCTTTCTGTTTATACCGGTCCCAAATTGACAGGGGAGAGGATCCAGACCTATGTACTTTCTACGCCAAGCCTTACTCCCTGGAAGAAAGTTATAAGGGTTTATGCAGATGCGCCTACGGTCTATATCAGCTATGAGGCCGAAGGGGATACCGTAGAGGCGGATGACGTCAACCGGCTGCAGGATGAAATGGTCCGTACCCAGGAAGCAGTTAATGAAGAAATAAATCGAGCCATGGAATCGGAACAGAATATTGCCGAAAACCTGGCAGAAGAGGTGTCCAGAGCGAAAGAAGCAGAGCAGACGGTGGCCGGGAACCTGTCCGCAGAGATCAGCCGGGCCAAGAGAACAGAGCAGGAGCTTTCAGGAAACCTGAACGCAGAAATTACCCGGGCAAAAGCTGCCGAAAAGACCAATGCTGATAATCTCACCGCAGAGACTACAAGGGCAAAGGCTGCTGAAAACACCCTGACAGAAAACCTGTCAGCGGAAAAGACCAGGGCTATTGCAGCCGAAGAAACCATAAGAGGTACCATTCAGGGTAACAAGCCAAACTGGGATGACAAGTATACCCGAAACGAGGTGGACAATAAATTTGCTGCTTTGGAGAATGCCATTGACTGGAAAGAAACAGTCAACAGCTATGCGGATATTGAGGGAGCTTATCCAAATCCGCAGGACGGTTGGACAGTCAATGTGAAGGATACGGACTACACCTACCGTTACAACGGTACGGAATGGGTGGTCATATCGGCCAACGCCATTCCCAAGGCAACTCAAAGCGTGGACGGGCTTCTGGCCAAGGAGGACAAGGCTGCCTATGATGATGCAAATAATAAAAAGCATACCCACGGGAATAAGACCACCATTGATAAGGTCACAGAGACGCTGTTGAGCCAGTGGAACGAAGCTTACGGGAAAAGGCATGAACACGGGAATAAAGGGTTTCTGGACACGATTACACAGGCCCTGCTAGACAATTGGAATGCCGCTTACACCCATGTAAGCAATAATAGTAACCCGCATAGCGTGACAGCGGCACAAGTAGGTGCGGCGGCTGCAGCTCACACACATGCAAAAGCGGATATTACGGACTTTCCCGCTTCGTTGCCTGCGAATGGAGGAGATGCAGCTACTGTAAGCGGTCATGCCGTAAATGTGGACGTTCCAGCCAGCGCCAAGTTTACAGATACTGTCTATACACATCCCACTAGCGGCGTAACGGCGGGCACATACCGTTCAGTTACAGTTAACGCTCAGGGGCACGTGACCGGTGGGACCAATCCTACCACACTGGCCGGATACGGGATCACAGACGCAGCCGCCAAAACTCATAACCATGACGATACATATTTAAAAAAAGGTGGTCTGACCTGGGGCGATCTGAAAGGGGTGTAAGCCATGTATGGAAAAAATCAGTATGGCCTGATCCAGTATGCACAGGAAAGGAACAGTGATGAAGAGCAGAAAGACTATTATGTGGACCTTGCGCGATATGCCCCTCCCTTCCTTGCAGAGATCCGGGAGTTGAAAGCCATCTATGAAGCAGAGGGATACGCTGTGGGGCTCCTGGAGCATGAGCTTTCTGACCTGCTGAATCAGTGCTTTATTTCAACCTCAACCTGGGGGCTGACCCGCTGGGAGGAAGTCTATGGGTTGGTAACTAATATGGCCCTTTCCTATGAACAGCGCCGGGAAATTCTTGTGGCCAAGCTCCGGGGGCAGGGAACCACAACAGCTCAGATGATACAGGAAACTGCGGAGACATTTTCAGGCGGAGAGATTCAGGTGATTGAAGATAATCCGAACTATCACTTTATCGTGCGGTTCATAGGAATCAAGGGGATCCCCCGGAATATGAACGCTTTTGTTTCCATGCTGGAGGATATCAAACCCGCACATCTTTCCTATTCCTTTGAGTACCGTTACACAACATGGGGAGAACTGATCAACCGAAGCTGGGCCAGTGTTTCAGGCTTTACCTGGGACAGCATCAGAACATTGAAGGAGGCATGATCGAAGTATGAAATATACACAAAACCTTAATATGAAGATTCCTGAAGGCGGGGATCCGATTGATATAGCAGATATCACTGGGAATTTTGAGACTTTGGACATCGAAATTAACAAGAAAGCTAACACATCTGGCGGAGATATTTCAGATACCACTATAAAAACCGTAGATGCTATAGCAACAGAATTTCCGGTACCCAGTGCTGGTGAAAGCAGTAAAACCTTTCTGGGGAAAGTTAGAAAGTTTATTCAAGACTTTATTGCCATAAAGGACACATTGCTTACTCTCAGCAAACTGGTTAATAATGGTCAGACCACAAATTCAGGATTTGCCCTTGATGCCAGGTACGGAAAGACATTAGCGGACCAGATCACTAAATTAAATACTGATTTGAGTGTGATTGGATCTAACACTTCAGGGATTAAAAATCTTAACACTGCTGTCGAATATCTATCCGGGTTTTCAAGCACCGATGTTGAAACAGATTGTCTGAAACCTGTTGAATCTGGAATATATGTAAAAAAAACAGGACTATATCTAATTATCATCAGGTTCGCATTTACTGGGTGCGAGAACAATCAACTAACATATGGACACCGAAATTTTCTGAGTGTAGACAATTATGTGGACAGTTACGACATTGATTACTGCAGTCATAACCAGAGTTTTAATCGAACACAAATCCGTATTGGAAAAGTTGAGGCTGGGCGTTATATCCGTCCGCTTGTAGGAGGATCCGCTAATATTGGGCGCTGTACCGCAGCTAACATCACGATTCTATCAGTCAAATCGGACTAGTTGATTAATACAGTTTTTTCCAAGCACTCCATGCCGGAGGACTACCAAAAGTATTGTACCATCTAAAATACGTTGCTCCGTCGTAAGCGCACAGAAACTGTTGCTGATACGAATCCCATCCAGTACCGCCTACAACTTTTAATGTGAATGCTCCAGTGGTTGGACAATTCTTAAAAGTTGTTGCAGTTGAGTTGGTAGAACACCGATAATTACTGATTGTCATCAAATTATTTAGATCCGTATTAGCAGGTATGTCATTTCCTCCAACAAGAGCATATCTTTGTTCTAAATCAGTATTTTATTTAGTAGGAAGCGAAAATCCAGAGCCGAAAGGCTCTTTTTATATACATACAACTAATAATTTCAAAGAAAGGGGTCTATATCATGGACAAAATCATCTTAAAAAATGGAAATATTATTGAAATCGAGGAGAGCAGCAACGGTGGCAGCTTCCGGAAGCGTTTCGCAGATCCGCAGGAATATCTTACAACCCTTGCAATGCTTAATCAGGACAACTTAAGTGCCTATCAAGTACAGAACAGTTCCGGTCTTGTATGTGCAAACCCGGAAAACAAGGAGTGCCTGACGCAGACGGTTGTTCCGTTATGGGCTGATGCTGGTACCCTGGCCGGCCTTGATGTTACTTTTAATATCACTGATGTTGATATGCTGGCAAAGGCTGTAAAAGATTTGCAGGCGGGACAGGAAATTCAGGATGGAGCAATTGAGGAGTTAGCAAAAATAGCAGGAGGTGAAGTATAATGGTGGCTTTTTATTTGATGAGAATCAAAGCGGAAAAAATGATGTTGGAAGAAGTACCGTCTAAATGGCATGATGAAGTGGCAGAAAAATTATAGAAAGAGTGAGGAATATGAGAATGAAAAAAGAAGCGCTTTGTATGGTGGCGGGAACTGTGGGCAGTTTCATAGCGTCATTGTTTGGGGGCTGGGATACCGGGATCGGTACCCTGGTCCTTTTTATGGTCATAGATTTTCTTTCCGGATTGGCCGTTGCTGGAATCTTTAAGAGGAGCACTAAAACAGAGACCGGCGCCTTGGAATCGAAAGCCGGCTTTAAAGGGCTCTGCCGCAAGTGCATGACTCTCCTGTTTGTCCTGATCGCATACCGGCTGGATTTAGCCATCGGGACCAATTACATAAGGGATATGGTGATTATAGGATTCATGGCCAATGAGTTGATTTCCATCGTAGAGAATGCTGGACTCATGGGTCTGCCTCTTCCTGCAGTCCTGATCAAAGCCATTGATGTATTAAAAAAGAAAGCAGAAGTAACAGAATAACTTGTTGTAACATCACAACTTTTTAGGCCTGGGTGTTCCCGGGCCTTTTCTTATGAATTGGAGGATTGAAATGCAGATCAAGAAATTATTTACACCTTATAACTATAATGCCGGTACTGCAGATCGCATTAAGTACATTGTGATCCACTATGTAGGAGCCTTGGGAGGAGCAGAAGCAAACTGTAAGTATTACGCCTCCCAGTATATTGGTGCCAGTGCACATTATTACGTTGGATTCAGCGGAGAAGTCTGGCAGTCGGTTGAAGATCAGAACATTGCATGGCATTGTGGGGCAAAATCATACGTTCACCCAGAATGCAGGAATCATAACAGTATTGGTATTGAAATGTGTGTAAGAAATAGCAGTGGAAATCTAGCTGACACAAGCCGAGACTGGTACTTTGAGGACGCTACGGTAAAATCAGCGATCGAGCTGACAAAGGAGCTGATGGCGAAATACAACATACCTGCGGACCGGGTGATCCGTCATCATGATGTGACAGGGAAGATTTGTCCAAATCCTTATGTATGGAATCACACCCAGCATACTTGGGACGGCTTTAAGGCTGCTCTTGAAGCCCCTGCTGAATATACTCTAGGATGGAACCATGATAAGAATGGCTGGTGGTATGCAGATTCCAAGACTTCTTATTATAAGTCGTGCTGGCAGAATATCAACGGCCACAAGTACTATTTCAACCAGGATGGATACGCAGTCACTAATTGGCAGGTAATTGAAGGGAAGGATTATTACTTTGAACCAAGAGCCGGGCACCCGTTGGAATGTGCCTTGTATGTATCAGATCGGCATGGTGTACAGGGACCGGGAGAATTTTAA